GAGAAGGATTGATTTACAGAAATATAGTGCTGGCGCCCAAACATTACAGAACATGCTTGTGTTTCCGCAAGGCGGTATTACACGCAGGCCAGGTACTTACTATGCTGGTTCATCTAAAAATGGTGGTAAAGTAAGGTTAATCAACTTTGAGTTTAGTGACGAGCAAGCTTATGTGCTTGAGTTTGGCGCTAACTATATACGCTTCTTTAAAGATGGCGCGCCATTAGAGAGTGGTGGAAGTCCTGTTGAAATTGTTACAACTTACAGCGTTACAGAAATATTTGAAATTAATTTTGTACAGTCTGCTGACGTATTATTTTTAGCGCACAAAAACCATGAACCAGCAAAGCTAACAAGAACAACGGCAACAACATTTACCCTTACAGATATAGCTTTTGTTGACGGCCCCTATCTTGATGAGAATATAACAACAACAACGATTACAGCCAGCGCCAACACCGGAACTGTAACATTAACAGCTTCTGCTGACTTATTTGTATCTGGTCATGTAGGTGCTTTATTTCAATTTAGAGAGCGTGTTGAGATAGGGCATGAGGCTTGGGCGGCAAGTACATCTTATGCACAAAACGCATTAGTTCACCACAATGGTAATTTGTATAAAAAAACAGATTCAGGTAGTGATAGTAGTGGCACGCAACCCCCAGTGCATTTAGAGGGAACAGAAACCTATGGAGTTATTGATTGGCAATACCAACATAGCGGCACTGGATTTGTAAAAATAACAGCAGTAACAAACGCAACTACAGCAACGGCTGTTGTGCAGGAACATAATTTTTTAGTATTACCAGCAGTAGCAACGTCTGGAACAACACAGTGGTCTGAGGGTTCTTTTAGCACGAAAAATGGATTTCCTAGAGCTGTGGCTTTTTACGAAGAGCGCCTATACTTTGCTGGCACTACAGCGCAACCACAAACAATATTTGGCTCTGTAACAGGAGACTTTGAAAACCATACACCTGGCACAGAAGATGATGCAGCTATAAATGTAACAATCGCATCTGACCAAGTTAATGTTATCAAGCATATGGTTCCAGGACGCTTCTTACAGATTATGACTACCAGCGCAGAGTTTACGCTATCTGGCGGCACAGGCACTACTGCTGTTACGCCAACTAACGTAAATGTTCTACGTGAAACTACATTTGGCTCTGGTGATGTAAGACCGCTACGAGCTGGCGCTAGTACCATTATGATTCAAAAAGGTGGTGAGAAAGTAAAAGAAGTTACCTTTAGCTTAGACACAGACGGCCTAGTGGGAAGAGACTTAACTGTGTTAGGTGAGCATCTTGCAAGGGGCGGACTTACCGACATGGTTTGGCAGCAAGAGCCAGAACTTGTTTTGTGGTTTGTTCGCGGTGACGGCACATTGATTGGCCTTAGTTATGACCCAGCAAACAATACAATCGGCTGGCACCAGCATCCGTTGGGCGGCAGTGGTGTTGTAGAGAGTATAACAGCTATACCAAGCGGCGCAGAAGACCAAGTATATTTATCTGTAAAAAGAACAATAAATAGCTCAACAGTAAGGCACATTGTTTTTATGAAATCTATTTATTTTAATCAAAATGTAGCGGATGCATTTTATGTAGATAGTGGGATTACATATAGTGGTTCAGCTACTACTTCTATAACTGGGCTAAACCATCTTGAGGGTGAAACGGTACAGATACTTGCGGATGGTTCTACACATGCAGACAAGGTTGTTTCTAGCGGCAGTGTTACATTAGACAGAAGCGCAAGCAAAGTACATGTTGGGCTATCTTATAACTCGCTTGTAGAAACCATGAGGCTTGAGGCTGGCGCAGATGATGGTATAGCACAAGGAAAGGTTAAGCGTATTCATGGTGCTACTGTAAGATTTTTAGACACAGTAGGAGCAGAGGTTGGCCCTGACACAAGTAATTTAGACAGAATACCATTTAGAGACAGTAGCATGTCTATGGATACGGCTGTGCCATTATTTAACGGAGACAAAGAAATATCGTTCCCATCTGGGTATGACAATGACTCACAGGTGGTAGTAAGGCAAAACCAGCCACTGCCTATGACAATCGTTGCTATAATGAGAAGGTCAAATACATTCGATGCTTGAGTTGCGTGAATTTATAAGAGAAGACATGGACAATATAGATTTAGGTTACGAAATGTTACAAGAGCATAAGGATGCTTTCAAAGCGCCCTATGCTATTCACGGCTATACTTTATTAGAAGATGGCGAGATTGTGGCAATGGGTGGTGTACATATGTTGTGGGGCAGGGTTGGTGAGGCTTGGGTTATGTTAGGCGCACTTGCTAAATCAAAGCCACGCACAGTTGCGAAGTATGCAGACCTTATGTTTGATGTTATAGTGCATAAGAATAAGTTGGCAAGAATACAGGCTAGTATTGCAGTAAGCGATACAAAAGCTATTAGGTTTGGAAAGTGGATGGGCTTTGAAATGGAAGGGCTAATGAGAAGTTACGGACCAGACGGTTCTGATTACTATCGCATGGCTAGGGTGCAGTAATGGAGCCGTTAACAGCAGTAGCCATTGGCGGCCAAGTTCTTGGCGGTGTAATGGGTGCAAAGGGCGCTAATCAAGCAGCTCGTTCCGCACAACAAGTAGCCGAGTATAATGCAAAGGTTGCAGAGAATGAGGCTATACTTTTACAGAGAGCTAAGACAGAAGAAGAAGCAAGCTTAAGAAGGCAGTCAGACCGCCTTATAGCCACGCAGAGGGTTGCTACAGCTAAGTCGGGTATTCAGATGTCAGGCAGTGCATTACAGGCGCTGGCAGACACTTATTTCAACAGAGAGAAGGATGCCGCTAGAATACAGTACGCATCTAGTATAGAGCAAACACAGAAAGCATCAGAGGCAAACTTAGCAAGAATAGAAGGCAGGGCGCAAGCTGCTGCGTTTAGAACACAAGGACAACAATCACTGCTTGGTGGATTTACTGGTGCAGTATCAACTGGGCAGAGTTTAGGAGCGTTTGGGTAATGCCTAAAATACCATTATACAATGAGGGTGCTGGCCCAGCTATAGGAGTTGCTTCTGGTCAGCTATCGCCAAGAGCAAATGTAAATGCCTTCACCGCTCCTGGTAGAGCCGCAATGGGCTATCAAAAAACATTTTCTGATATAGGTCAAGTTGCAGCTCAGTTTAAAATAGCTGAAATGGAAAGAGAAGATGTCTCTATTAATTCAGAAATAATCAATGGGGCAAGAGAGGCTTTGTCTGCGGCATCTTTAGAGGCATCTCAAACAGACCGAACTAGAGAGGAGGGTTTAGCGTCTTTTGCTCAGGCCTCTAACGGATTAGTTGATAACGTAAAATCTAGGAACTTAGGCAAGAGAAGAGAGTCTATGGTTCTGAACAACTTAAATAGCTTGCTCACTGAATACAAAATAAAATTTCAAGAAAATGGCTTTAACAACGGTACCAGAATTGCTACACAGAATTTTGAAAGCGACACTGCCATGCAACTGGACAGCTTGAAAGGCATGTCACCTGGCTCTCTTGAGTTCGAGCTTAGACAGCAAGAGATTTTGTCTAACCATAAAATTGCAGTTCAAAATGGTGTGTCTACAAGAATAACTGAAGGGCAACTTGTGTCGAAAATGAATAATATAGCGGCAGAAAATAATAGGCTAACCATTTCTCAGCAGATAGACGAATCTGTTTCGGAGGATGACCTAACCAGAGCAAAACAAAATGTTGATGAAACTATTAGGGACGCAGCAGACAGAGATGTCCTTATGCAAAAGATTGCAAATAGGTCTATTGATATAAAACAGAATATCATAACCTCCCTCTCTAACACTGTTGATATAACAGATGTAGGTACTAACGAATTTAAAGGAGAGGCTGTTTTACAAAAACAGTTTAATGATGTTTCAAATGGAGTATTTGCAGACCAAGCAAAACAAGATTTGTTTGACAGCTTAGAAGAATCAGAAAAGCAGCAAGTAATTGATGGAGCTAGAAGAAACTTAGAACTTGGCAGAAAAGAAATTGAGCTTAAACAAAAAAAAGCAATAAAAGAAGAAAAGAGGGCTAATGATGAAGAGTTTATCAAACTAAATACGTTAAGGAGAAATAATGAGCTAACTTTTGCGGACATTAGGAATTCTAAATTAACAGGTGTTTACGGAGAGCAAGTTAAGGACCAGCTAACAAATGCGCTAACCAATGAAATACTTTCCCCACCTGTTACAGAGGCAAGCGCAAAGTCAGAACAATTTATAAGAGGTTTAGTTAGAGATGGGAAGCTTTCAAGTGTAACTGAGAGATTTATAACTCCTCAAGATAACGAACTAGGGCTGCAACCTAGAGAAGATGGTTACTCTCTTTTGGAAAGAGAGGGCCTACATATATCTACACAAAGAGTAATTGACCTAGAATCTACATTCCAAGCATTAAATAACAAAGAGTATATGGCTGGACTGGGACAACTTGACCAAACAATACAGGCATTTTATCCTGTTATAAACCCCAAGTTAATAGGGGGAAGCCCTATGGGGAGGGTTAGGGAATTAAATTTCGCCACAGCGGCTGAAGAAGTATATAGGAAAGGAATAGAAGAAGGGAAAACCTCTCGCCAACTATTAAGCCCATCAAGCGAAGATTACATATTTAAGCAGGATTTTATAGATAGCTACAGGGCTACAGTCCAGGATATAACATCAGAGCAAATGGATATTTTAAAACCCAAATTTGAAACCAATATTGACTCAGGAATTGAGAGGCAAAAAGAAAAACAGACTCTTTCCTTGCCAGCAGAATTACAGCCTTATGCTCCACCGATAGATGCTATAAAGCAAGACTTAAACAGCAGAGGCATATCTGAGCCTTCTAAACAGGACATAATAAATCATCCAGATTATCAATCTTGGAAAGCAAGCCCTATGGCAAAGATATTTAGTAATGGAATAAACAAGCTTCAACAAAACTTTCAACAAGAGCCAAGCTCAATAGATGCACCGACTAAGGCAAGGGTTGTTCCGAGGGGATGATGGAAAGCGTTTTGAATGATAACAATATATTGTCTTTTTATGGATTTAAGCCAAGCGAAGATGTTGACGATGATAAGATACTAGGAGCTTACGGCTTTGAGGTTACGCCCTCCCAAATTAACGAAGAAGTAAAAGAGCCTGTAAGGAGTTACTGGCAAAGCGTTTGGAATTCAGTGAAAGAGGCTGCTGTTGGCGAAGAGGCTGAATTTACAGAATATTTTAAAAGAGGGCTTGGAAACTCTGTTTTTAATATGGCTTTACAGTATCACACTGATGGAAAGATAGGCTTAGATTACGAGCGCTCCCTTGCCCCAGAGCCAGAAGACACTGGTTACTTAGAGAGATTTGTTGAAAGCATGTCCATGATAGGGGCAGATTTACCTGTATATTTAGGTGCTGGCGTATCAAGCTTTTTTGCATCTAAAAGCCCAGCAGTCGCAGCAGGAAGTGCTGCTTTTGTAAATGAATCAATCAAAGCCACTTACGTAAAAGCATTGGAAGATGGGCATGTAGACAGCTTTAGTGAATGGTGGCAGACATTTATAGACGAAGGCTTTAAAGAGGGGGCAAAAGCAGGAATAACACTTGGCACTGCTGTAGCTCTTCCGCAAAAATTAGGACTAACAGGATTTAGTAATTTAGCTGCTCAATGGGGTGTATTTTCTTCATTAGGGCCATTGCTAGATGGACGTATGCCTACCAAGGAAGAACTTATAAACAACGCTTTGGTAATAGGTTCCTTTGGTCTTGGCGCAAAAGCTACAAACATGATTTCGGAAAGGGTGAGCCAAACTAACAAAAGCTTTCCTGAACTAGCTATAGAAATAGCAAGAGACCCTAAAAAAAGAGAAGATTTACTTAGCGAAAATATAACTAAGTTTAGGGACGAGCCTTTGGAACATGAACTTATTGGGCAAGTAGACTGGACTGGCGCACCTTTGGCTGGAACAGTGAAAACTCCTAGCATGATTAGAGCAGAGGAAAGGGCCGCAAGAATAGCGGAAGCGGAAAAGTCTGGTATGACTTTGGAGTCTGGAGTTCGCATAGAGGACTTAACACTTGATATAAAACTTCCCACAGAGGCGGCTCAATCTGTTCATTCTAGGATACAGTTTAAAAAAGAAAAAGAATTATTACCAGATTTAAAAACTACCAAGGCAAAAATAGCTACTCAGTTTCTTGATAGACTGCACCCAATTTATGCAGCCGTAAAAAAATATGAAAAGGCTGGTGGCAAAATAGACCTTGTTAGTCCTTACAAGCAGATGAGATTACAGCCTGGAATGGTTGGTAGAGGTGTCCACCAACTTACATACGAAACCCTAAACTTCAATACACTCAAGGGAAACGGAAAGTCTTTAGAGAATATACTTAAAGGATTTCAGTCTAAAGCAGAGTATGAGGCGCTAGGTTCATACATGGTTGCGAGAAGAAATATTGAGCTTAACAATAGAGGTATTGAGACTGGCGTAAACATTAAGGACTCGAAGACAGTCGTTTCTTCTCAGTCAAACAAATATGAAAAGACAGCAAAAGAGTTAGATGCTTATCAAGACAGAATATTAAAGTATATGCAAGATGCTGGCGTTATATCTGCTGAAAATTTAGCACTAATAAAAGAAATGAATAAAAATTATGTTCCTTTCAGTAGAGTTTTAGAGGAGACAGCTAAGGGGACTAGTTCTGAGTTTACATCTGTAATGCAAAATCCTCTGAAAAGGATAAAAGGTAGCCAGGCGAAGATACAAGACCCGATAGAATCTATATATCTTAATACCGTTTCTAACGTTTTGTTGGCCGAAAGAAATCATGCTTTTGGTAAATTTATAGAAATGGTTGAAAAAAAGCCAGAGGCATTTCCAGAAATAAAAAAGTCAGAAGCCAAAACAAAAGGAATAAAACTAACAGAGGAAGAGCTTGCAAAAATAGCAGAGCCTCAATTTAGAAATGAAGCAGCCCTTGATGGCCTGACTGTATTTAGGCGTGATGGACAAGTTGTTAGTGACACTGAAATAGCTGTTTTTAGAAATGGTAAAAAAGAAATATGGGAAGTTGGCCCAGACATTGCTGGCGCGTTAAAGGACATGAACAAGGCAGAGGCCAACGCTTTTATAAAATTCGCTTCTATACCATCTCGATTCCTAAGAGCTGGCGCTACACTTGCCCCAGATTTTATGGCGAGAAACTTTGCTAGGGATAATTTGCAGTCTGCAATATTTAGCCAACAAAACTTTCTGCCTTTTTATACTAGCATGATTGGTGTTGGCCACATGATTGGCAGAACAAAACTGATGAGAGATTTTTCTACATCAGGCGCAATGCAATCTATGTTCGTCAGTATGGACAGGGCTTATTTCGCAAAAGATGTAAAAAAATATATGACTGGCGGCAAGATGAGAAATGCCATAACTAACCCACTGGAAATGCTTAGGGTTATGTCTGAGGTGTTTGAGACTGCACCTCGCGTTGGAGAGTATGCTTTAACTTACAAAAAATTAAAGCGCATGAAGCAAAAAGAGGGATTTTCTGACAGGGACATTATCGAGGCATCTGGTTTTAACGCAAGAGACATTACCATAGATTTTGCAAAAATGGGTTCCCAAATACAAGGGTTAAACAGAATATCAGCTTTCTTTAATGCTAGATTGCAGGGGTATGCAAAAATTTATGATGCCTTTAAAACAAGACCGCTGCAAACAGCAGGGCTTATTGGCGCTTATATAACATTACCTAGCGTTTTTTTGTGGATGAAAAACCACGATGACCCAAGGTATCAATCACTACCAGAGTGGCAAAAGGATTTATTTTGGATTGTCATTACTGGAGATGGTACATTAGAGGATGGTGATTACACTGTTTATAGAATACCAAAACCATTTGAGTTAGGTCTTTTGTTTGGTACAGGTGCAGAAAAAATGCTAGACTTCGCCAAGAAAAAAGACCCTAAAGCAATAACAGATTTCTTGTTTAATTTTGCAAAAGATAACGGTGGTGGAATAATCCCAATACCTGACTTTGCTAAACCAGGAATAGAGTTGTTTGCTAATAGAAGCTTCTTCACAGACAGACCAATCGTCCCCAGGTATTTAGAAGATGTTTTGCCTGAGTATCAATACAATGATTACACCAGTGAAACAGCAAAGTTTTTGGGGGCATTTATATCCGAAACTACAGATGGGGCTATGGGTAGCCCAGCTAAAATAGAGCATGTAATAAGGTCATGGACAAGTACATTGGGTTCTTATGGGCTAGAGGCTATGGATGCGATACTGGAAAAGCAGGGTATTGTTTCCCCACCAGTACAGCCAAGCGATACACTCGCTGATTTACCAGTCATAAAGGCATTTGTGGTAAGACAGCCTACTGCTGGTTCGCAGTTCATTACAGATTTTTATAAAAAGTATGACAAAATAAAAGGGCGAATGGACACTATTACAAAGTTAAGAAACGATAATAGGCCGTTAGAGGCCATGTCTGTTTTAGAAAAAACAGATTTAACTTTGTTGCCACTTATTGAAATACAAAAAACACTATCTGGCCACTCAAAAATGGTTAGGCAAATTTACAGAGCAGAAGACATAACAGCACCAGAAAAAAGACAACTTATAGACACACTGTATAGGTCTATGATTTTCTTAGCTAAAGAAGGTTTGAGCGCCATAGAGGCCGCAAAGGTAGAGTAGCACTTTAACATAAACGCAAAATAAGGTATAAAAGGTAAGACAGGAGTAAACATGACAGTTAGCAGCACAACAACCAAGGTTAGCTACAGTGGCAATGGTTCTACCACTGTGTTTGCCTACACATTTAAAATATTCGCAGATGCAGACTTGACTGTAATTGTCAGGACTGACTCTACTGGTGCGGAAGTAACAAAGACGCTTAC